CTAACAAATAATATTATATAAACCAAAAAGTAATAAATAGTAATCAGTATTATTATTTATTATGCGATTTGAAATAACCGATAAGAAAAAACGCGAGATCTTTATTACTATTTTCAACAATTTAAAGAACTTTACGGATGCCATCGTTCTTAATATCGAACAAGATAGATTGTATATTCAAGGAATGGACAATAGTCATATTTGTGTATATGAGTTAATCCTTCAGTCGTCTTGGTTTCATGTGTGGGATATAGCCGAACCTCAAGTATTTGGCCTATCGCTTCCTATATTTAACAAGATTCTCCATATTTGCTCGGATAAGCAATCAATTCATATCCATAGTGATAATAATGAAGATTTACAAATAGATTTTACTAGCGCTGAAAAGGGGGAATTTGATAAACATCTTAAAATGCCCCTAATGGATATTGACACGGATAGATTACATATACCCGATATGGATTATGAGGTTGATATTGAGATGGATTCTAAAAAGTTCAAAAATTTGATAGACGAACTGGCGAATTTTAATGAAACATTAAATATTGTATGTAATGAAACTCAAGTTGTATTAGAGTCGACCTCGAGCGAAGGTACGATGAATGTAGTGATTACTACGGATGATATCGACTTATTGGCAGTGGTAGAAGGAAAAGAAATAAACTCATCGTTCGGTATTAAATATATTGCGCAAATGTGTCAGTTTCACAAGGTGACTACGAATTGCGCCATTCATATAACAGAAGGTATGCCTCTACAGTTAAAATATGAAATAGACGATGACTGTTTGATGCGGTTTTATCTAGCACCCAAAATAAGCGACGACTAATTGTAAAATGCGCATAGAAAAAGGAACTAAGAAAAAGGCACTAGCCCAAACCGAGCTCTTCTACCATATCCGCTATCATGTCGTCACCCTTGAACAGATTCAATTGTTTTATTTCATTTGGATAATAAAAGTCGATAGACTCGTGAACATTCAGTTTTAGATTAGGCAAATCGAGAATTCGGCCGATGAAAAAATGACATGTGGTGTTATTTTCTGTTACGGATGTAATAGTGGCAAGTTTTTTCTCGATAACGATAGAAAGATTCAACTCTTCGTTCCATTCGCGATGAACACATTCTTCCAAGGTTTCTCCTTGTTCTAATTTACCACCCGGAAATTCCCAAATTCCGGGATAGGGGCCATTGGAATGGCGTTTTCCCATCAAGACTTGATTTTTACTATTCAACATAATGCCACATGCGACGTGCTTCATAATAATAATGTAAAGAAATATATTTAAATACATCTAGGTATATAGATCTAAATGACAGATAATAAGGTAATTCATCCGTGCTCAAAATGCTCAAAAATATATAAAAATAATGCTTCTCTTCAAAAGCACATGGAGAAATGTACAGTCGAAACTATTACTTCGACACCAGTACCCGCGTCTAAGCCTACTGCTACTGCGTTGCCCAAACAAGCAACTGCTACTACTTCTACTGCGTTGCCCAAACAAGCAACACCAATTGCTGTTACGGCTGGTCATACACCAAAAGTGAACGAAAATACATATGATGTAAATATGACATTTGTAGAAGGTAATAAAGTTCAAGTTGATATAAAGAAACAGCCACAACAAAAACAACAATCAGTAGAAGTATCGAGTGATAGTGATAGCGATGAAGAGTCGGGCGAGAAGGTATTAAAGGATATTTTAAGACCCAAGGTATCAAATACATACCAAGACGAAATTGATAAATTAGAGAATCTGATTAATATGTTTAAGACATTGCCTATATCGGACGATCCGAATAAAAAGGACCATACTATTGAACAGCTAAAAAAGACGGTCGCAATTTTAATGACCCAAAGTAGAAATTTAATCAAAGAAATGAAACAAATGTCTCGCAGAAACAGTTATTATAGAAATAATATCATGTTAGCGGCATTCATCTTAGACAATTGTAGAAAGGATGTTCCGGAGACGGACGAGGAATTTGAAAATATGTTTAGTTAAAAAGTTTATGGTAAATAAAATCCTTAGATATAATATAAATGTTAACCGAAATATTTATATTAGTATCACTCATATTTTTAGAGGCAATAGCAGAATATGAATTGAAAACAGCATCTATTTTAAAAACGCACAATGCTCACTTATACTTAGGCATATTTTTTTATGGTCTTGTAGCAATTTTCTTTTATTTGTATTTATTTCATGTAAAAAATTTGGCAATAGCTAATGCGATTTGGAATGGTGGAAATATGTTACTTATTACACTAGTAAGTGTATTATTTTTTCATGATAAACTAACTATGATTCAATATATTGGATTAATATTCATTGCGATTGGACTGGTTTTAGCCAGAAAGTCGTAAAAACAATATTATTAGTTTTTGCGTAAAAAAATATTTAGTTAATGTATAATGGTTTTTCACAAGAAAAGAACGAATAAAAGACGTCTAGGCTCTAAGAGACACATGTCGGGTGCTAAAAAAATGTCACGCTCTAAAAAGGGTGGGTTTGATGACGAGGAAACGAATGAAATGAATGAAGTGGGTGATCCTAAATTTGACCGAGATATAGAAATGGGTTTAACTGACACTGACATGGCAGAATCTAGTGCCGAAGCAGATGCTGAAAGTATGGAATCTGGATCCAGTATGTATTCGCCCGAAATAAAAGGTGATGAAATGGTTGGTGGTAAAGCAAAGAAAAGTCGCAGACATTCCAAGAAGAGAAAGGCACATAAAACCCACAAGCGAAGACACGCACGCAAACATTCCAAGTTTCACAAAAAGAAGTAAATGATCTTAATACAGAAACAAGTCGTGTTTAAATATAGAATATTATAATCAAAGTATAACAATATATGTGGTATTGTTATATTTTAAGGAACAAATTAGAACAGTTTAAGCATAACACTTATAATGGTTCAACGAATAATCCATTAAGACGTCTTAGGCAACACAATGAGGAAATCAAGGGTGGCGCCAAAGCAACTCATGGAAAAGGGGGTGCGTGGGAAATATGCGCCATGTTATCTGGATTTCCAGATCATATTAATGCTCTCTCATGTGAATGGCGTATGAAATGTCCGTCTGGAAAACCCGGGAAAAGAGAAGCTAAATACCAACGCGTTCAAGGTCGAGTCAGTTCGTTAAATGAAATATTGCCATTAGAACGATGGACTGGTAAATGCGTCGTTGACAATCGTGATTTAAAATTAAAATTACACATATTGAAGGAGGTGGTTGGGTACTTAGATCTGACCAAAGTACCCACGAATATAGAAGTAGTAATAGTCGATGTAATAGACGAAACATGTATAGAATTGGTAAAAGATGTATATGAATGAAACGGTTCGAATGAATGAATGAAACGGTTCGAATAAAAATTGAAGTAAAATTCATCAAAAAGTAGAGAGTAAATTGAATCAAAAATGGCGCATCGAGCATTATTTAATCGTATTACAAGCAAGTTGAGCGATGTGGTGAACATTGATTTCATCAAGTCAACAAAGACAGAAAAGGGAAACACGCAAGTAAGTGAGCGTGTAGTTATTGAAAAAATAAGAGAAGTCCTTACATCACTCGAGTTGACATTCGAGGAAGCGGGTAGTCAACAGTCCAAAGATTTCCAGAATGTGGGTGGGATTGGATTAAACATTGAAATAAAGAAGACGGATAGTCCAGTGATTTATTTCAATGATACATGTCCTACCAAGGATATTTACTATGTCATATTCTTTACTGGTAAAGAGTACAAGAAAATGCCAGAAAAGAATATCCCACCCAAGCTCCTTTACATTAATGGAGAGGAGTTCATCCAAGATTCGCCATGGCTGGCTGATTACATCACGGAATTGACGGCATTGAAAGACAAGTATGCGCGTGGTGAAAACAAGAAAAGGTTGTCCGGTATTATGGAAGTGTATCCGCGTCCAACTTTCAAGGCCAATATTGCCAAGTTTCTAGGAATTACTAGCCCCATCGTAGGAACAGTGTCAAGTGATGACGAACTGGCTGCGGAAGCATTATTGAGTCTAGCATCTGGAAAATAAAAACCCAAATAAAAAACAACAAAAATAAAAAATAAAATTATTAGATTATTAGCATTATTCGTTATAAGTAAGTTATGTAAGTAGGATTTTTTCTACGATTTGACGAATAAGTGGAGGTGGTACGGCATTCCCAATTTGTTTGATTTTTTCCTTATTAGCACCAGTTAGTATGAAATCCGCCGGAAATCCTTGGATTTGTTTCAGTTCATCTGGCAAAATACATCTTAAATAATATCCATTTTTATTTTTAAGGGGAACAAACAGTCTAGGCTGATGGTCGTAAGTACAGATAATGGTCTTGCTTGGTTTTCTAATATCGATAATTTCACAATGAATAGGGGAATCGCGTTTAGAGAATGAAAGGAGGGAATGGTGAACCTTGCCACTATATTCCTCATTGCGTGTTTTTGCCTTGAGTCGTAAATAAGGATGAACCTTAGACGTATCTTCACCATCATCATTGTTCATATCTGTAAGAATACATTCGGGTGGAATCGTAGTCATGTCAAAATCATCCGGATCAATCTTGATTGCGCCTTCCATACTAAATTTAATCATATCCTTTATATTTGGTAAATTAGTCTTTCCATTGTTCAGTGGTTTGGGAAAGACAAATGTCTTATTCAAGTCTTTGCGAATACCGACTATTATAAGACGCTTTCTAAGTTGCGGAACGCCAAATTGAACGACATGGCATACTTGATATGTAACATTGTACCCAATACTTTCAAATTCGGCTACAATAACATCAATGTAATTTTCTCCAGTAGCGGTTTTTCTATTCAATAGTCCGTCCACATTTTCACCAATAATATACTTGGGTTTAATCAATCTTGCTGTTCTAGCAAATTCACGAAATAATGTATTACGAGGATCATCCGGTAATTTTTTACCAGCGTTACTGTGACCTTGGCAAGGAAATCCAGCAAAGATTAAATCCACCAATCCACTGTACGCGCTAAATGTGGCATCCGGAATCAATTCAATATTGCCTTGATCTTTACCCTTCTTCTGTGTAGGATCAAATATGTATGTGGAATGCGGAAAATTTAACATATGGGCAGTCGTAGCATGTTTATCGTATTCATTAAAGGCAACTACATCAAACCCGGCCATTTCCATGCCAAGCGTGTCACCGCCCATACCAGAAAACAGACTAATAGCTTTGGGATTTGAGGTCATGTTAATTATATATGTGGTAGTATATTTATATGATTAACAAAATCAATTTTATTACATTTCGATAAATTTATTCTAATTCAATAATTTTAAAATTACTCAGATGGCTTGTAGACTGACAATACATTGGATAATAATAATTCATCATGATTTTCAATTTAGCAATACGTTCTTCTTTGTTAGCGATATCTCTGCGAATATACGAAACGCTTGCGAATGGATCTAGCAAACAATCAAGTGAAAGTGGATTGAATAATCTTTTAGTTTCTAGGTGTTTATTTTTCACAAGTTCGATGTTAAATTGTAGATATTTAATATCAACATCACATCCAATATATTTCATGTAAAAATAATCATTCAAGTCTTTACAAATTCTATAATTCAATGGAAGTTCGGTTTTGCGTATTTTTCGAACCTTTTTAACTAGAGAAATAGGTAAATATGGCCTAGTATAACGAACCAAATCTTGTGGTAAATATCTGACATATCTTAACAACTTGTCATCCGAATCCATTGTATTGTATAGTAATTACACAATGTTTTTATTATGAAAAATAATAAATATATTGTATTGTAAATCAAATCCTCGCTTACATTAGTTTTTGGAAACTACCGATATTGTAATGATGATAGATAAACGCCAATAGACCAAATGATACATCAAGAGCTAAAATTTTCCAAGCGTGACTATTTTTCGTAATGGCATAATAGGCAAATATAAAGTAAAGAAGTGAGTGTATTGGTCTTAAAGAATTCCACCATATTTTATCACCTCCAACCTCGAGTCCAGTCTGTCTAGACCCGGTTATAAAAATATAAAGAAATCCGATTGCTGGTAAAAGGGCAATATATCCTAAAATGGGCAAGTACGCAATATTTATCTTCTTAGCAAGAATGACAAATAGCACGCGAGAACCAATACAACCTATTAAAAACATAAGAAATCTTCGTTGAAGTGTATTCATCTTATAATATACCATTTGATAATTTATAATTTTATCAGTATAAATATATATCGATGCCATTAAATAAAAGTAGTCGAAAGCGCAATAAAACGAAGAACCGAAAATATGTAAATAAACGCTTGACCAAATCTAAAAAGCGAAAGATCACTATTAAGCGTCATCGTAAATTACGAGGAGGACTAATACCCACTAGTGTAAAAAATATATTTACTAATATTGGATTAAGAAGTCTAACAAACATAGAAGAAATAAAGAACTGTGTCATCAGTGAACGGGCGACTCCACGTTTATTTTTAATTTTACAAGGTATGCGTAATTATGATTCGAAAATGTATGAATATTACATGCCTTTAGATACGGATGAACAAGGTGTAAAAGAAGAAAAATGTAACCGATTAAATAGTTTACGCGAAGAGTGGATAGAAAAAAAGAATAATGAAATACAAAATGGGCGAGTAAATACCGAACGGGCTATATTAAGTAAGACTGTATTAGATATTCCAATAAAAAGTACACGATATTTTCATTTCTTAGCGGATAAATACTGTGACTTTCTAGGGGACAGTATAAATAAACCACCTATTTGTAATACATATTCGAAGGCTGTTTTTCAATCCGAAGTAATAAATGGGTTTGAATAAGTACCTACATTGATGATTTTAAATATTATATCCAATTTAAGAATATAATATTTACATCTGTGGAGATTTCAAATATTGCCCTTTTAGGGGTCTACCGTTGTATGGTGTAGTTATCCAGTAAACTAGGCAGATTGGTAATTTGTGTTGGTGTGGATAAATATTATAACTATGTATATTATATTATATCCAATCCAATGGGAAATATATATTCATGTTTAACAAATCATAAATCATGCGCCATTTGTCGTGAAAGATTTACAGAAGATTATATCATGTGTGCTGTTTGTAATAAAACGATACACGACGAATGCGAATATATACATAATCGACGATACTATACTGATTGTTGCCCCATGTGCCGAAAAGTAAATCCAATATACTACAAATTCAGCACTTGAAGTTTTCAAAGATGTAAAATAAAATAGTATCATGTTACAACAAGAATCTGAAGTCAGAAACGAATTAACAAATTATTTTCAATGCTTAACCTATACGCGGAGTAATATTATATTAAAAGATACTAAAAACTTTAATATAATGTAAGTATATAGAATGTTCAAGATATTCTTTGTAATTGCCTCTTTATTATCCACCTACACCCAGGTACACGCTGAGCCTAGAGGTCTTCGCGGTGGTATGACTACGACCTTCTTGGATGAAGGTGACGAATGGAAACAATTTACCAATTTTCAAGGTAGATTTAGCAAAAGCTATGAAACAATTGTAGAGATGGAGAAGCGTTTCTCGGTTTTCCGCAACAATTTGCGCAACATTATCCTTCACAACTTGGATCATACACAAAACTTCACTATGGGAGTGAATCAATTTACGGATTTGACGCCCGAAGAGTTTAAGGCGCAATTTGTTGGGGGTTTAAAGCAAGATGTTGGTTCGTACGGATGTAAGTCGTATTCTTCGAGCGCATCTGGAGCACCCGCCTCGATGGATTGGCGTTCAAAGGGTGCCGTGACATCTGTTAAAAACCAGGGTCAATGTGGTTCTTGTTGGACATTTTCGTCCACGGGCGCAATTGAAGGTGCGTGGGCTATTTCTAAGGGTCAGCTTATTAACTTGTCTGAGCAAGAGTTGGTTGACTGTGCTGGTTTAAAGTATGGAAGCATGGGATGTAATGGAGGACAAATGGAAGGTGCGTTTAAGTTTGTGATTGAGAACGGTCAATGTGATCTATCTTCTTATCCTTATACTGCCGTGGATGGAACTTGCCAAAAATGTGCCTCTGTTGTACACATGTCGTCTTGTTCCGATGTTAAACCCAATGATCAAGTGTCGTTGAAGGGAGCCGTCGCACAACAACCCGTATCAATCGCTATTGAAGCGGATACGAAATACTTCCAATCTTATTCTAGTGGTGTATTGACCTCGTCTAGTTGCGGAACCAACTTGGATCATGGTGTTTTGATCGTTGGTTATGGAGAGGAGGACGGACAAAAGTATTGGTTGGTTAAGAATAGTTGGGGAACAACATGGGGCGAGAAGGGATATGTTAAGATTGCTCGTAGTGATTCGACAGATGACGCGGGAATCTGTGGTATTGCGATGGATCCTTCTTTCCCATCTGTTTAAATTTGTAAAAATTGAAAATAATACATGCGATAAATAGTCGAATGTTTAACTATTATTTAGTAAAATAATAATAATGATATATTTTATAATATGATGGAACTAAATAATTCTATGACTGGTGGAGGTGGTTGTATGTCGGCTGTTAGAGGTTATGAAGACTTTGAGCTTGACGGTAAGCGTTATAGAGTCTATGGGGGGCTTAACGGTATGACCCCAAGAGAGTATGTAGATTCGTGGGGTAAACCTCTTACAAATGGTGATTTTAAAAGAAATTCTAAAAAGGCTTCTCCTCCTAAGCCTAAGCGTCAGCCTAAGTGGTCTCTTCCAGAGAATCCGACTCGTCGCCAACCCAGCCGATCGGCTAAGGAGCGCATGACAAAGGGAGGCAAACGCAAGAGCCATAAGGGTCACAAGAGTCACAAGAGTCGCAAGAGCCACAAGAATCGCAAATAATCAAACAATATACAATAAAATAAATATATCACGCATAATATATTTATTTGGTATTTTCTCTCTACTATAACATATCCAACTTTGAAAAGAGAACTAACAAAACATTTCCAACTGTGAAAAGAGAACTAACAAAACATTTCCAACTGTGAAAAGAGAACTAAGAAAAAAGCACTAATCTAATAAATTAACCAATACAAATAGTCTATGAAAGATCCATGGAACACGACAAATGAACGACCCAGAAAGTGGATTTTGCTTTTTCGGGACATGTTTTTCATGTAGACAACTTGCGCTACACGATTTTCAAAAATCGCATCCACCAAGAAAATCATGAAGGTCATGTAGGGACTCGCCTACATATGAAGGGGCTTGGTTACTACTAAAATAATCGATATGTTTTTGATATATGTAGCAAAATGACTTTTTACAAAATTTCCAAATTGATTTTGGATTTTAAAAAATTACACAAGGTTTTTATGTGTGTTTTTTTATTTTTTGGAAAATGAAATGGAAAATCGTGAAAAATGTGTTTTAGAGCATAATGCTCAGAATTTTATTTTTGGATAAAAAAATTTGTTATGATAAAATTTTATATATTTATGCGAAAGGGTTTAGGCATTTTATATATGTATCCAATATAGAGTTACAATGGATTACAAAAAGTCGCCAAAAATCGCCAAAAATCGCCATTGTGAAATATGTGACTATACATGCTGTAAAGACAGTGATTATGCCAAACATATATTGACTCGAAAACATCAAAGGAGTTACAAAGGAGTTACAATGGATTACAAAAAGTCGCCAAAAGTCGCCATAGAATTTGACTGTAAATGTGGTAACAAATATAAATATAGACAAGGATTATATAAACATCAGAAGAATTGCTCCATACATCAAGGTATGAATACATTACAAATCGGAAATACAACGCCTACATTTGAAGTCGATAAAGAATTATTAGTAAAGTTGCTCTTGAAGAATCAAGATGTAATGGAGAAGATGGTAGAGCTAATGCCAAAGATGGGTAATCAATCAAACAATAACAACAATATGAATAGCAATAATAATTTCAACATTCAAATGTTTCTCAACGAACACTGTAAGAACGCGATGAACTTGACCGATTTTATCGATTCATTACCGATAACCGCGGAAACATACGATCATACCATACAAAATGGACTGACAAAAACAATTACAAATATGATAACTAATGGATTAAGTCAATTGGATATATTGGAACGGCCAATACATTGTACTGATGCTACAAGAAAGACGCTTTATGTAAAAGAAGCGAATATCTGGGAAAAGGATACAGAATTGATGAAAATATTAATGGGTATAAAACAATTAACTAGAAAACAAAGAACAATGATAAGTGAATGGAAGGATGTGAATGAAGGTTGGGAAAAAGATGATAATATACAAACGAAATTAACAACTTTAATATGCCATTCTATGACGGATATTGAAAACGATGAAAAGGAAACAAGCAAAATCATACGAACTATAAGTAAAAATGTATACTTGGACAATGAAACGAAACAGTTATATTTAAATTAAAAAGATTGTTTACATCTATAATGTTGGATCGTCAAAAATGTTAATGTCATCATCCTCGGCACTGAATATATTAGGATGAGATCTTATATCATAGTTGGAATATATGTTATAACTACAGACTGTTGCTATTACAAACCAAACAAATATGTTCCATATTTGTAAACAATAAATTATAAAAATGATAAATTTGGATATATTCAAATTGTTTAGATCTAATAAAAATGAATATTCATTTGAATTCGGTATTGTCATATATGTACGACATATTGGACAAGTATTTGCTACATTATACCATTTACTTACACAGCAAAGGTGTAAGTGCCCACCACAGTCACATAGTTTCAAGTATATTTTCTGTGTTTTCCAATCAATCGGTGTCATTTTATCATCCGACTGTATTTCCAAACAAATAAAACATTCGTTATGTGATATATCTATAACTTCTTGTATTTTTTTTGGTAAATATTCATAATGATCTATAACTCGTGGTACATGAAACATAATATATAAATTCATAATATTTAAAAACCATTATTTTCGTGTATTTACATGAAAATAATATTTTGTGGGTTTGGGTTATCCATTCTCTCCAAACCTTCCATAGAATGATCCACGAAAAATGTAAAATTAACAGTCAAAAAAAGG